ACTTCAGCATTGTACTTTTCAGCTAGATCTTTTGCTTTTCTTGCATCAGCACCTTGATTTTTTGCCAATCTATCAAATGCTTTCAGCAGAGATTGAAGCGTAGCTTCACTAGCAACACCGTTTCCACCTACATTTTCAATTTCTACTCTTTGATCAGCCAATATTCATTTTCCGAGTTATATGCGCATATAAATATATTAGGTATATACCTTTATATTGTATTTATACGGAGACAACAATGCCAGAAATTAAGCCCGTAGGTGCAAATCCACTTCAAAAATATTTTAGACAACCTAAAGTATACTTGGATTTACCTAGCAAAGGAAAATATTATCCAGACGGTGCATTAGATATGCCTGAAACAGGCGAACTTCCTGTTTTTTCTATGACTGCAAAAGATGAACTAACAATGAAAACACCAGATGCATTGTTAAACGGCGTTGCTACTGTAGAATTAATACGAAGTTGTGTACCTAATATTACAGATCCATGGCAAATGCCTAGTGTTGACCTTGATGCAGTATTAATTGCTATCAGAATTGCCACATACGGCGAACAATTAGAAATTTCAACTAAAGTTCCTAACCTAGGTGAGGAAAAAGATTTTGCAATTGATCTTAGACAATTATTAAACAAGCTTACAAACGTTACATTTGAAGATACAATCACTCTAGGTAACATGGTAATCAGTTTAGCGCCACTCAGTTACAAGCAATTTACAGATAGTGCATTAAAAACATTTGAAGAACAGAGATTGTTTAGTCTTGTAAACAACGAAACAATACCAGAAGAAGAAAAATTAGCAAAATTTAATGAAAGTTTTCTTAAATTAACTAATTTAACTGTTGGTATGATGTCAAAAAGCATAAAATCTATTACTGTTGAAGGTGAAGTTGTTGATAATCCTTTGCATATTGACGAATTTGTGCAAAATGCAGACAAAGAATTTTTTAATAACATTATCGAACATATTGAAGAACAAAAACAAAAGTTTCAAATCGAACCTCTAACAGTTAAATCAACAGAAGATGAAATAAGTCGTGGTGCACCTGCTGAATGGACTGTACCTATTACGTTTGATCAATCAAATTTTTTCGGATGAGAATATTAGCCTGGCCACTTGATGAAATCTTAAAAGAAGTTAAGAAAATGGAAGGCGAACAGAAACAATTAAAAACCGAAATTACAAAATTATGTTGGTACATGCGAGGAGGCGTAACAATAGAAGAAGCTTATGCACTAAGTTACGACGATAGATTAATTATGAACGACATAATTAAAGAAAATATCGAAATAACTAAGAAAAGTGGATTGCCGTTCTACTAATTACTTGCCAACTTTACCAAAGTCACTTAATTTTTGACTTTTATCAAAGTTTTTATCAACTACAGTTGCTTTTTTCGCAGGCTTTGTACTAATACTTTTTTCAAGTTGCTGTATAAGTCTGCGTTTTTCTTTTGCATTTAGTTTTAGTGCTGCATCCTTGGTTTGAACATACGCACTAGATGCTTTTGCAGTAGGTTCAGTACTAGCAGCTGGCTTTACTTGTCCTTGCATAGCTTCTTTTGCCTTTGCCATAAAGATTTGTTGTAATCTTTTTGTGTTAAATGGAACTGTTTTATCAATATTGCTAGAATCAACATTTTTCTTGTTAAAAAAGTCTTCTAGGTCAGAATAACCTGCTTGTTTTAGGCTAATTCCTTTAGTACCTAGATAAGAAGCAAACTCATTACCAAGATTATCAGCAGTTGCTTTTAAATCTTTCTGTCCAGCAATGTTTGCTTTACGCAGTTGTCTACTTCTTTTACTAAAAGGATTAAACTCGTTAAGATTTAAACTAGATACTTCATTAATACGCATATTGTTTTTCCATTTACAAGTGTATTTATGAATATCTACTTCGTAGATATTAGTTTTCGCTATCGCTCAAACTAAACACTTCGTTTTTTTTAATAATGTATAAGATAAAAGCGTTTTACGAAGTAAAACGTATTAATTTCATGTAGATTAATTAGTCAGACGGAACCTACACTGTGGTTCCATCATCTCGAAACTTCATGTGAGTTGCATAGCCGAGATCGGAAGTAGGTATTTGACTATGCTACTGGGCTCTGACCTTTCCCAACCTACGTCGACATCACGCAATTGCGCTATCCCCCGCTTCGTTCCTAGTGCTAAGGGGTTTTTGTAGCATACAGCCTATTGGACTACGTCACACCACCGGCCACGAGCATTACCTCGGCTGATTCTTGACGGGCTTTCGCCAATAGTGTCCTTATATTGCCTTGTTTCTGTTTTGAAGTGCCTCTATGAGAGTCTTTGATCCGCCTACACGTACATTAATAATACCGTTATAGTATTCTTCTGTTTCTAAAACACGCCTGTCAAATTGTTCTTTAGCTTCTAGATAAGACATTTCTGCTCTTGAAGTACAAAAATATAAAATTTCTCGTGTAAATTTATCTGCGCCTAACTGTTCCACGTCTGCTTGTAATTTGTCTGACGATCCCCAGTAGTCACGCCAGTCTGATTCTTTGTATCCACGTCTTTTATTCTTTTTGCCTTTGAGTGGTGGTTTGGTTGTTTTAAATTTTGCTAGTTTTTTGCCTATGTACTTGCGATCATTTGTTGTATTGGTTATCAGATAGACAAACCCTTCATATTCATCTGGTATAGTGTCTATTTTTTCACCTTGATAAGTCCAATTCATAATTTACTTACCGCAGGTAAGTTCTATTTTGCCTCTTTTTTGGCCTTTTGTATTTCTCTTATTTCTTTATTTCTTGCATCTGCAATATCTCTTACTTTTCTAATGTTTTGCTGTACTTTAAAGTAGGTTCTTACAGATTTTTTTCGTTCCCAAATTTCGTTTGCCTTGAAATATTCCAAATATGCCTTAACTAACTGATCATGTATGTCATCTTCTATCATTATTCTACCACATCTAAATCATTTGCATAGCTTGTAAAGCCATTTTCTTTAATAACTTTAAGAACATGATTAACACGACCTACTAGTTCGTCTTTGTGTGAGATAAGATAGATGTTTTTATCACGTTCTCTGCCCATTTTCTTTAGTACGCTTAGTGAATTTTCAACACCAGCAGTGTCCATACCACTATCAATTAACTCATCAATAAACAATAAGTTGATATTTTGGTATAGGCTTTCCCAAACATCACGGAATGCAAAACTAAGACCTAAAATAAGTCTGTTACGTTCGCCACGTGATAGGTTATCAAAGTCTAGATCTTGTCCTAGCTGAGTAATTTCGACATTTAAGTCGTTTTGGAATTGTACTTGATGTGGTAAACCTAGTTTATCAAGGTAATATGTGAGCCTGTTGTTTAAATATGCAAGATTCTGATCAATAATCTTTTTACGGATAAAACTATCTTTGTTAGTAAGTAGTTTTAATAAAAACTCTTGATGTTCTTTATAACTTGTTAAGTCATTGACAGGAGTCCAATCAATATCTTGCAATGCTGTATCGGTTAAATCGTCTATTTGTGCCTGATAAGGATCTTCTTCTTGCTCTTTACTTAGTAGTGCTTGCTTTAAGTTATCTACGTTGTTTCTATGCTCATATGCTTCTTTTGCAGTTTCATAAAAAGTAGATGGACGACCGTTTATTTCTCCGATTGCTCCTAGTGATTCAGCAACACCTTTGATCTTTTCAGAAATTTCTACTTGATAAGCTAATGCATCTGTAAGTTCTTTAGCTTTACGTGCTTCAATTTCTGCTTTTTTATCAGCATGTAATTCTTGACCACAAGTATAACATACAGCATCTTCTAATTCTGAGATATCTTTTTTGGCCTTTTCAACAGATTTATCAGCACGTTGTTGTGCTGGCTCAAGTGTACTTAATTCCTTTTTAAGAGCCAAAACAGCATTGTTAAGTTCGTTCCAATTTACTAATTTTTCGTGCGCATCAAGTTCTGCATTGATATCAATTTTTTCTAACTCTTCAATAGCAGAATCTAATTTTTCAATATCTGTTTTCTTTTTAGCTTGCCAAGCACGTTGTCTTTGTTTTAATTGTTCGATGCTTACTTCAATTTTTTCATTACTAGATTGTATAGCATTGATTTTTAATGTTTCTTCTGTAATTGCATCTTTAGTTTGTTTAGTTTGTTCTTTAAGCAAGTCCGCTTTTTCAGTTAATATTGTAATACCTAGTAGCTGTTCAATAATAGCACGTTGATCATTTGCTCTCATGCTCAAAAACGGTTCGGTATAAGTGTTTAGAGCTACAATATGCTTAAACATATCATGGCTCATACCTAATAGGTTGTCAATATCTTGCTGTGTTTTGCGACTGTCACCTTGACTTTCGTCAGTAAGTTGTTGTTCTTGATTGTTTATAAAAAACTTTAGTACATTAGGCGAGCGTCCTCTTTCGATACGATAATCAAGTCCGTCTTTTTCAAAATGTAGAGTAACTAACATGCCTTTTGAGTTAGTTTTGTTGATAAGATTGTTACGCTTGATGTTTGTTAATGCTTGTCCATACAAAGCATAGCTTAAAGCGTTAATAATTGTAGTTTTACCTGTGCCGTTGCGTGATCCAGAATCGTCACCTCCTTGATCTAAATTTTCTCCTAGCACAAGTGTCAGCTGTTCTCCACTGAAATCAACTGCTTGGGTTTGATTACCCACACTCATAAAGTTTTTTACGGTTAAATCTTTAATACGAATCATTTATTGTTCTAGTCCGTTGTAAATTTGTAGCAGCATCTTTTTGTCAAAACTATCTGTGTCTAGTTCTGCAATTTCTCCAGCGACAATTTGATCTACGCTTTCAAACTGTGCAATATCGAGGTCAGTTGTAATTTCTTCAATTTGTTTTTTAGGAATTAGTGTTATTTCTCGACAACCGTAATTTCCTATAAAAGTTTCTTTGATAAATTGTGCTTCTTCGTAACTGATCGGTAAGTCTAATGTAACACGTAGATACATTTTACTTTTAACAATAGTATCAGTATTATCTAATAAGTTGCTTAGTGTTACATTTCTGTATTTTGGACAGTTATCCCAATTTAAGTATAACGGTTCTGCATTGTTTTCTCGATCTAGGATCATCATACCTCTGTCGTCATCTCCTGCATCAGCATAATTGTGCGGAAATGCATTTCCGATATAGTGTATTTTTCCTGATTTTTGTCTTTTGTGAAAATGTCCTGAGAACACATAGTCAGGTTCAACAAAGTGTTCTGCCTTTAAATCTCCATGATCTGGCATTTGCACCATTGCATTCATATAGAAACTCGGAAGTTCAAAATGTCCAAAAACATATTTGCTTTTGATCTTAGACATTTTTTTCCATTCGTCACCTACTAACCACGGGACAAGTGTTACATCGTCGATAGTAGTAATTTCATCTATAAATGTAATGCCTGGAATATATCTACTAAATGCTGTTGAGTTGATATCACGCTTGTCTTTGTAGTACAAATCGTGATTGCCATCAAAAAAGAAAAACTGTTCAAAAGCTTGACCTAGTTTTTCCATACAACGTATCGTAGCATCCATAGTAGTAAGGTTAAGACTATTCCTATTATGGTGCCAATCTCCGCAGAAGATACCAGTTTCACAACCGTTGGCTTTTGCTGTTTCTATGTACCAATCGATAAATTCTTCACAATCTTCATTATGAACACGACTGTTGCCTTTTAAACCAAAGTGAATGTCAGTAAAGACAGCTGCTTTTTTAAACAAAGAAAAATCCTCTTCAAATCTGTATGTTAACTATACTACAGAATTTTAACAGTGTCAAGTAGTTTTTTTGTCTTCAACTTCAGGTAAGCCTTTGTCATTAAAAATTGACATACTAGCTTCTTCATTACGTTTTACAGCAGCTTCCCATTCTCCGGCGTGTTGTCTAGTATAACTAGGATTTAAACCATTGCTTTCTAAAATATCATCACGTATATTTTGATTTCGCTTTTCTAAATTAATCACACGCACAAAGCTATTAGTCACAGCAGCGGTATAGTAAGCAAAAGGATTATTAGATTTAGATTCGTCAAACTGCAACCCAATTTGCGAAAGTTGTAGGATAGCCTGCCCCTTCATTTCGTCGTTGTAAGTGTAACCTCGAACATTACCTCTTGTAGCATATCTATCTACTAATTTCATCCACATCATTGCAAGTTTATTTGTTGCCCTGCCATGGTCTTTTGAAAAATGCCCGTTTTCCATACCGCCAGTCCAGTGACTTTTTCCAACACAGATTAATTCATCTTGATCATTAAATTTATAATGATGAAATGGAGGAAAATTTAATTTTGTTTTTGTGTCAGCAACAGTTTTCGGATTCTTTTTACGCCCGGGCTCTTCTGGTATATGATCAAATGTCATAATACGAAATACTAAGTCGTATTTGTCTATTGTTCTGTAGTCAACTTCACACTCGGCTTGCTTAACTTTTTCTCCTGCCATTTTGCGTGATTCATAGTCTGCTTGGCTCATTTTTTTAGCACGATTGCGTTTTGCTTCTGCAACAGTCCTAATATTGACTTTTTCTAAACTTTCTAAGATTATATCATAATTTGCATAATCTGGCTCTGTATAGCTACAAAATGTATTTTTAGATCTATGTATTTCTTTAAGTATGTCTTTGTTATTGAGATAGTTTGTTTTTCTCATAGGAACTCCCATATTTCATTTATTATAATATATGCAGTTTATTTTGTCAACTAAATAATGTATAGGAGACCTTTATGGCTATTTTCAGTGCATTCAATCAAATTCGTAATGCTATCGGCACAGTAAGTAGTGTAGCTAATAGCGTGTCTAGTATTACTAGATCTTCCTCTGCTGCATTTAATCAACTTGGCGTAAGAAGCAATCAACGCCAAGGTGGTATTAATAATGTATTTAACACTGT